TCTTTCTCAAGAAGACTCCGTTTGAGCCAGCGTTCCAGCAAGACAGCCACTACACGCTAGGAGAGTTTCACGACGCGATAGAAGCTCTAGCTCCATTGGGGCGCCGAAAGGGAATCTGTCTTTATCCTCGCGGTTCGTATAAGTCTTCGCTGGATGAAGACGACATCACGCAGTTTGTAATCAACTTCCCCGACATTCGCATTCTAATCATGGTAGGCGAGTCGAGCCTGGGCGAAGCATTCGTCCCTAACATCAAACAGCGATTCATTCTTGAGAAGGACCGCGAGCCTACCGAGTTTCAGTTGCTATTCCCTAAGTTTGTAATCGACAGGGAAACGGACAGCGACCGCGGAGGAGCACAGGAGTACTGGTGTCCCTCGCGTAAGCTGGCGCAGAAGGAACCTACTCTTGGCTCTATCTCGATTCTAGGCTCTACTTCCGGCTGGCACTGCGACGTACTGAAGTGTGATGACGTTATCACCGACACCACGCCAATTGCCGACCACCGTTCGCGCAGCAAGATCATGCGTAAGTTCGTGACCACGGCAAACTTGCTTGACCCTCACGGAGTTCTGGAACTTATCGGCACTCGCTACCACGAGGAAGACTTATATGAGCACGTTAAGACGACGCTTAAGGATTCTCGATACTTATGTGGTGCTTCTTGGACTCCTCTTCCTTATGCGAAGAGTAAGAAACTTAAGGACCTTATCGAACAAGATGTTCTACTGCTTTTCCCGGAGCGACAGGGCTTTGCGTTCCTTCGTGAGAAGCTATTACTCGATGAAGAAACGTTCTGCCTCCAACAGTTAAACGATCCGCAAGCCATCGGCCCCGCAGTAAAGTTTCGCCTGGAAGATCTTCGCGCAGCAACCACGCAAGTGCCGCAGAATAACGCATTCAAGCGGTACAACTTCTGGGATGTGGCGACTACAGATTCGGAGGGAAGTGACTACAGTTGCGGAGGCTTCATCTCCATTGACACACAAAAGTGGATAGCCTATCTCCATGTCCTGATTATGGACAAGTTCACTCCTTCCGAATTAGCTTTCCAGATTGCCAAGTTAGCCAAGGAAACAAATCCCGAACGAGTCATGTTTGAGAAGTACGTAGCTACTAGCAATAGCTGGCTGGAACAAGAAGTCATCAAGAATGCTACCGCATGGGGTTATGCCATTCCTGTGCATGCGTTCAAGACGGACAAGGGCAAGAACGCGAAGGGAATCCGCATCTGCGGACTTGAGCCACTGATCCGCGGAGGCCGGCTATTCTTCTCTAATCTTATCCCCAACATCGAAATGCTGTACCGTCAGTTTACCGACTTCAAAGGCATGCCGAATCCTAAGCGCCACGATGACGGCCCAGACATGCTTTCGTTCCTTCGTATGGTCATGCCCATGACCGGCCTGGACTTGCCGAAGCCTGCCGAGCCCGGCCTCGAACTTGGCCTGCAATCATTGAACAACGCCGCGAGTAATGCCGCATGGATCGCAGCTCAAACCAAGGATGCAGCCGTGCGAGCTTTCCTCGCTCCCATGCCTGCAAAAGTAACCGTGAATCAGATCAGGCCCGAAGGATATTTCCCCGGTCAATAAATGGCTGAAGGCATCCTAGACAAGTTCGTCCAGCAAGGGTTAGACGCCCAAGTAGAGCGGGAGCAGATTTCGCTTGGGGCGGAAGATGCTCTGGCAGATCGGAAGTATGATGACGAGGCCGCGCTAAAGATTCTAAAGCAGGATCTGGAGATCGGAGAAAGCGACAAGATCCTTCTGGACTTTACGCACCTGTGGACTGTATCCGATCAGCTCTTGCAACAGCCCTGGCTTAACACTTTCTTCTTCAATCCAGCGAAGGCTAACGTCCCGCGTTATACGCTCTCCAATATCATTGACGTAGTTACGACCAAGATTCATGGCGCCTTGTTCTTCGAGGAAACGCCTTTCATGCTTCTGCCCAACCCGAAGCTGGATCAGAAAGTAATGTGGGCCAAGGAAGCAGTACTTGAGACGCAGTTGCGAGAGATGGAATTTGACATTGAATGCGACAAGGGCTGGTTTCAATGCTCGCATCTCGGTACGCAGATTTATAAGTACGGCTGGCTGGATTCGACCAAGAAGGAAGCAGTCTATAAGGCCAAAGGGGAAAAGATCAGGATCAGTACTCCCACTAGCGAGGAAGTTGAAATTGACACGCCGGAAAGCGATGAGTTCAAGCTAACTTACGAAGATAGAGATGTTCACCGACCGTGGCTGAAGTGGCGTGACTTGCGGTACATGGTTTGCGCTCCCACGTGGAACGAAGGCGACATCCGCAAATGTCCGTGGGTCATAGATACCGACTATGTTACCTTCGATGACTTGGATGAACTGCGAGACACTCCCGGATATGACATTCCATCGAGGGAACAGCTAGAGGCGCTATTCTTCCCTCCGACCGCAGAAGAAGCAACTCCCGGAGATATATCCGAACGCCAACCAGATCAGATGCGGGCATGGCTCGCCCACGCAGAGGGAAGGGAAGTCAATGACTCGTCGGACCCCTACGCACGAAAACTCAAACTCCTCGAACGATGGGACGGACACAGGGTTACAGTCGCACTCAATAACTCACACGGTTTCTTACTCATTCGCAACGAAACTCACGACTTCGGAGCAGTTCCTTATTTGTCTAGCACATGGCGTACATTGCCTTCTTGTGGGTATGGGCAGGGTTTGGGCCAGCTTGTCGGACCTGACCAGCAAGTAGAAAAGGGTGTACTGAATGCCTATCTTGATATTCTTGCTTTTATTGCGCGCCCGTCGTATGTACGGCAGAAACCGCTCAACGCGATAAGCCAAGACATCAAGATTGACCTGGGCTCAATCATCTCCGTGGAAGGGCCAGTAAATGAAGCGTTCAAACTCATTGAACAGCCGAAAGTCGATCAGTCACTCGTCTACGCCATTGAAGCCGCAAAAAATAGTGCAGCGTCTACGTCGGGCGCGAATGAGTTGTTCGGTCAGGGAAATACGGTATCTGGTGGACGCGCTACGGGCGCTAGATCAGGAACCGGGGCGCAGCTCGTCGGTCAGGCTCAGGCGGGTAGGCTCGACGGGCCTCTGGAGCGTTTCATCCGTCAAGTGTTCATTCCTTGGCTGTACATCATGGACGGAATGAACTCGAAGCGCCTGCCCACCCGCACGCTGCGGGAAATCCTCGACGACGACATGGAGCACGATTACAGCAAGTTCGATCACATCGCATACCGCAACGCTCGCGTTCAGTATCAAGTTCTTGCAGGCTCACATCTCGGCCCACGCAAGCAGATGGCCGAGTTTATGCCATTCATTCAGCAGACGGTGAATACGCCCCCGATCATGCAGGCCGCGCAGGAACAGAACCTCACATTTGACTTTGAAGTCTATTTCAAGACTTGGGCGCAGCTCGCCGGCTTCAAGTACTCGCAGAGCTTCTTCCGAGACATGACTGAGGAAGAGAAGCAGAAGGCGCAGGCCAACTCACAAGCCGCATTGCAAGCCGGGAAGCTTCAGGCAGCGCAGGCTTTGCAAGGCCAGAAGGATCAAGGCAAGCAGCAACAGATAGCTGACCAGTCGCTAGGCCGCGCAGCTGAGAAGACTTTACAGCACATGACTGAAGCCACGATGAAGCCGCTAACCGATCAGGAAGGCGACATAGGCGCAGGCACATGACCCGCTACGAAGTAAAGCTGAGCGAGCAAGAAATCCTGAATCTCCGCCAGCTAATGACTCAGCCGGGTTCCGATGCACTGCTGAAGCTCTTTCAGGCTGAATCCCTATACGCACAGACAAGAGTTATGGAATGCGAGGACGCCGACGAAAAGAAGCGCTTACTACTGCTCACCGACGCGCAGGCCACCTGCAAGGTAGTAAGTAATTTGACCCGCAAACTCTTTAGCTACCGGGAAATGAATATTCCTGAGCCTACGCCAGAAACGGTAATTTCGGAAGCGCTTTACGATATTTGGGAGACGACAACATGAGTACGGCTACTCAGCCTATCTTTACGCAGGAACCTGAAGTTGACAAAGAGACAGGGAAGTTTGTCTATAGCTACCAGCCGAGAGACTCTGAAGGGCAATTCATCGGCAAGCCTTATCGCTTCCTGTACACCGACCATCAAGATCTTATTCGCCAGATCACCGAAGCAAAAGAGCATGGCGACCGCTACATTCACGAGGTAAAGACTGGCAAGAGGCAAGTTCACG